GATACACTAGTTGAATTTATTGTTAAAACACTGATCAAATTTATTGATAATACGGTGAGACTTATTTTTAACATGTCAGATCAAGATAATTTCGATTACATCCAAAGGTTGAATGATCTTATGGATATTGTCGAGGAAGCAGACGGTGTCGAGCTTAGTCTCGATACTATACCGCCTGCTAGGTTTGCGGCGTGGTTTAAGGGTTTTTCAGGCACTCATTGGAGTATGTCTGATAACAGACTAGACAGATTACATTCTGTTGAGCCTGAAATTCTTGTTACGGTGTTTGAGTATTTGTATGGGTACAGATATGACGGACGCCACATGAGTTTTATGGCCAATAGTAATGAACATCATAATTCTTTTGAAGAACTTAAATGTAAGATTGTGCGCATATTGCAGCGCCCAATACTATTCAGTGATTTCGCTCGTTATTTTGGTTATAGACCAGCTTATAATCAACGAATTCATATGGGTAGACCTGAAATGTTGTTGGCTAATGCAGCATGTTACGAAGATTCAATGCAAGCGCGTGAAACGCTCGCTATTTTAGCACATGAATCTATACAAGACTATGCAACTAGTCTTTTACCGCATCGCAATGCTGTGGCAGTAATGTGTTTTGCTTTGGAGACCGATGATGTCAAAACGATGTTCAGGTATGATATGACTGATATTATACTATCAACTTTGAATACTGCGTGTAAACGTAGTAATATATTCGAATTGAGAATTATTGAAGGTCAAAAAGAACTTAAGAAAATCTTGACGGCTCGCCGTTATAATATGATTATGCTTAAGAGTTTATTTTTTCAATGGATGTTATTGGGGAAATTTGTTGGAGCTGAGAGTAATTTCGTAAGAAATGTCATAAGTGAAATTGGTTTTTATTTCAACTTATATCAGAACCTGAAAGGGTTCATTATTGATAATGGTAGTCAAATTAACAAGGTTTGCTATAACATGACTTGCGATTTTGTTCGTTTAGTTGATACAGTGCTGGCTGCGTTGCCAGTGACTGTTTGGATACTACTTATGGTCTTCCTGTTCTTTTATATTAGAAGAACGAATAGTAAGCGGGTAACGCAAGTTGAAATGCCCGCCCAACCGGTGATGGAAGTGCCAACCGTGGAGGTTAACCAAGCCACCCCGAGTCAGATAATGATTCAAGATGAAATGGCTATGGTTGGAAGCACATTGCGCCCCACGAACCATAAGGATTATTTGGTGGTTGTGTGCCTCTTCAATGAAGGTGTGGCGACTGTGGCTGGGATAGCTTTCAGGTATTGTGATTTTCTCGTTACAGCGAGACATACAATTTCAAGACTTGATGAGTTAGTGGGTATTCCCTACTTAATTCCTTTTAAGCCAACGCCTAATGGAGCAACGCTTAACGAGAGTCGAGCGTTGGAAGTGAAAACTATGATTATGGACAACAATTTAAACCCGCATTTAGCGATCGATATGTATGCGATCAAACTTGCTAATAGTGAGTGGACAAAGTTGGCTGTTAAAAGTTGTAACGTTAAAGCACGCAGCGCTTTCGGTTTATGCGTCTCAGTTTATACGGTTGAGAACGCAAAACTTAACGCGTCAAATGGTAAGATTTTACCTAATAAGGAAAATCTCGAGTTGTGGCATACGGCGACAACCATGTTCGGAACCAGTGGCTCTCCACTATCATGTGGAACAAGTGTCATTGGTATGCACGTTCAAGGTAACGCTCACCACAATATTGCTATTCGCATGGAGACAATAGTCAATTGTCTTAAAACCGTCACGGAGTCGAGTGTATACACGACGCCATCTAGTGTCGATATTCAAGACAATTGGGAGAAGTATGAGGATCAATCAGGTGAAGCCCGTATGGATACACACGGACACACGCATTACTTGGTTGAAAGAGCCATGAGGGAAGAAACTGATTTTGCAGCAGTTGACTTTGATGATGAGGAACAAACGCCTCAATTTCATGATAAGCCATCTTTTGTAGAGTATATGAACTCTAAGACAGATCAATGGGAAACCTCTTTACCAACTCCTGAGCTTGAGAAAATCAATTTCGGCGAATTCACGGTTAGTAATTGTAGGTCACTTAAAGAATACACCGGCTATAAAATAGTTGGAAAAGTTCAAAAGACCCACATACGTGAAGTGCCTTCAGCGTCAAAGCTTGGTCAAGCTTTATTTGACGAATTCAAAGATAAGTTGAATGAATTAGGTTATGATGAGGCAATCTATGGTATGCCAAAAATAAACTATGAAAGTGAAAAGAAGTCGTTGCTCAAACATTTGGATTTATTTTCAGAACGAGCTAAGACTTGTATAAAACCACCAACACCGGTAGAGATGAAGAGAGTTGTTTTTATTATGGAGTATTTATTGCAAGAAAATAAATACTATGCACCAGTGAATTATAAGTCGCGTGATTATATACGAGATATAATTAATTCAAATCTGGTAAATCTTAGTAAGTCAGCAGGTTACCCCTATAGTGACCAAGGTCTTAACGTCAATAAAGATGTTATAGACCATTATGGTGTGGAAGGATTAATAGATATAGTCCTTAGAGAATGGGAAGATGATTATGTTTATAAAATTTTCGTCAAAGCAGAACCACACAAAAAGAAGAAGTTGATTGCAGAAATGTTGAGAATCATATGCTGCAAACCAACTCACGCTATGATTAAAGATCAAGCGTTGTTTTCAAAATTGAATAACCAGGCTGTTAGATGTTGGAAGAAAAGTCCAATAGTATATCCTTACAGTCCTTTGGTTCCTAATGATATTGAACACATATATAATCGTCTTAAAGGTTCTCCGGTTTTAGAATCGGATAAAGAACTTTGGGATTTTAATGTGTTTGGATGGATGTATGTTATCCTTACAGCCGTCATTAAGAGTTTAGCAATGAAGCCTATTGGCATGAGTCAAGAGGATTTTGACATGTACCTAGAAGATGTTGAGAAATCAATAATTAAAAATTATAGGGACTGTACATATAGGTGCAGTGATGGTACACTTGTTCAGCAAGTTCTTGAAGGTATTATGAAATCAGGATGGGTTTTAACAATTTTTGGAAATTCTACGTTGCAAGTCGTATGCCACGTTTTAGCATTAGTAAGATTGGGTATCACACCTGATATTATAATTGCGACTTATACACTAATGGCTGGTGGTGATGACATTTTACAAAAATGGCCTACATCATTATCACCCGTAGCATATTTTGATGAATTTAGAAAATTTGGAATTAATGTTAAGGAATTTGAGATGCATGACTCGGTTGATCATGCAACATTCTTTAGTAACGAAATGTATTATGATAAGGATGACGGGCTAATTAAATTTAGACCATTACGTTTAACAAAACATATTTACAAGTTACGTAGTATGGAAGCTAAGTATTTAGGTCAGGCACTTTGTAGTCATATGACTAATTACTGCTTTACGCCAAAACATTTTCAAATATTTAGAGCAATGTATATTTGGTTACAGGAAAACGCACCAGAAAGCGTTGAAGGAACGGTGCTCTTGAGCCGTTTCGCCTTATGCTATAGAGTTAAGGGCTACGAAAGTGGTCTTTGAACTCATTAGCACTGTTAGGGTAGTCTGAGGTAGGTTAGGAGGGATAAAACATCGCAAAAATAGACCTAACCACATTTTATTGTGGTCCTTATTGGTCAGAAGGCAAATTTCAGTCTTCAGTTGTTGGCAAATACATCCCAGATAAAGACAGTATAGACTTTTGTTGTTACTTTCACGACGCTCAACTAGCTCAAGGAAGTAATTTTTATAATAAATATCTCGCAGACGTTCATTTTGTTCGCTGCGCTCGTTCTAAAACAGGTTTTAGAGCAAATTTATATCCGTATTTAGTAGCTTTTGGGAATAACCACCTTAAAGCTTTACATCAGACAAATCTGGAAGAAGCAGCCTACGCGCAGTTTTCATTAGCCAGATTTAATCAATTACACCCAAAGAAACTTCCTCAAAAAGAAGTTGATAATTCGGGTTTTACAAATAAAGACTACAAAGGAAAAGTAGTCGAACAACCTTTAAAACAAGTTAAAGGTTCAGAGTTTAAGGGCATTCAAGAAACCCTTACTAAACAAGTACAAGCTAAACAAATTAGCTTAGAAGTCTCAGCAAAAGGAGACGTCTCGGAGGAAACTAATCAAGAGTTAACTCCAGTACAAGAAGCTTCAGGAGAGATAGGTGTTTGCACAGAAGACACCGACCCAGATCTCTTTTTAGAAAATTCGATTGATAAGCCAAATACAACTTATCAATATATTACAGATCTTAACACACCAGCTTTTCCAGTTTGGTTCAATCGTAGAAAGTATAAACGTATTCGCAAGCGTTCTTTTTATATTTAAATGGTTAAGAAATCTAATAATAAGCCTAATAATAAAGGCAAAGCAAAGAAGCCAGCTAAAACAAAAGCTAAAACGGCAAAAAGAGCGACTATGTCTAGTAGGAGTAATCCTACATTTGGTAATGTTGCTACTATTAATACTGCTCCTGTTGCTATTGGCAACAGTATGCGTGGGATGAAGTCTCAGGTACTTCAAACCGGAAATGGAGTGCGCGTTTTAGGACGCGATTTTGGTTTTGCTCTTTTAGGTAGCGGATCTGTTACCAATTGGGTTTTAGTTGGTGGCATGCCGCTTAATCCAGCTTGCATGCCATCTACTTCTTTAAGAAATATATATTTAATGTATAACCAGTATAGACTTAAGAATTTATGTGCTCATTACATAACTTCAAGTTCTACAAGTTCAACTGGTGATATAATATTTTATTGTCGGCGCAATGAAGGTAGTGTTCTCCCTGGACCAACTTCTTCGACGTTTTTGCCATTCGTCTTAACAGATGAGTTTACAGTAATGGGTCCTCAATGGACTAATCACACGTTCTGTTTAAAACCCACTGGGAATTGGTTGGATACTGATTACGGAGCCACTGCTGCCCTGGCAAATTATAATGAATTTGATTTATTTGTTTATAGTAAAACATCCACCACTGATAGTGCTGGTTATGTTATTATAGATTATGAATATGAGTTTAGAGAACTATCGTTGAATCCTCGTGCAGGAATCATTAAAACGATAGCAGGTTCTCAAGCTCAATGGCAAATGGTCGGTATGTCATTTACCGGTTCTAAAACCGGTGCTAATGCCGTTCAAGTTACTGCTTTTAATTCTAATACTATAAGTGGCTCAGCCAATACAGCTTGGACACCATCTAATGGTGACATTTATGAGGTTGTATTGGATTCCACTAATTCTACATATACTACACCAAATGCATATAATATTACTTTTGCTCAAGCAGTTAATGGGCAGGCAGTTAATATTGCTTTGGTTGATGGCATGGTGCTATACTTATCTTATGAGTATATTTCAGCATCTTATATATGTCAACTTTATACTAATATTGACTCAGCCATGAGTAGTTCTGACCCAATACAATATGTTACTACTGCTACTTACAGTACTATTTTATTGGGTTGGTTCAAATTAGTTACTTCTGTGGCTACTTTAACAAACATTTATAGTCAATAATACAGAAGGAAAACTGTCTAAAACCCTAGTTATTTAGACAGTCTGAGGTAATACCTCATATACATACTGAATAATGTAATTATTTCATTCTAAATAGTTTTGTGAATTTATATATTTTATAAATTTATTTCACAGAGGAAAACTGTCTAAAACCAAGTTAGTGAGCTTCGAAATGCAGTAGCCAGATGCAAATTGGAACGGAATGAAAAAGCCCTTTAATCACTTCTGAGTAAACAGTTAAAATCCAAAAGGAAA